GGAAAATCTTGGAGATTGAATGAAATATGTAGAGTATTTTAGACAGGAAATATGCGATGGAGAGTTATGTGATGCAGTGATGAGTATATTACTGCTGAGTTTTGTATGTAGTATAATGATTACGTGCATTGGCTCTCTAACATAGACTTGTCGTTTTGTGAGTGCCTCCCTTAAAAGAGGCACTTTTTATTTAGGAAAAACAGATGAAAGAAAAAATAGACCCTTATCTACTCATAGTAGCTATGGAGGAATGTGGTGAATTGATACAAGCATGTTCCAAAGTTTACCGACATGGTAATAAAAAACAAGATAAAAAATTATTATCTGAAGAAATAGGAGATGTTCTTGCTATGATTTCTCTTTTAATCGAAGAAGGATATGTAAATTTAGATATCGCTGAGAAAAAGAAAGTAGCAAGAGAAAAGAAACACAGGAGAGTCAATTGAATACTAGCATGGAGGGATTAGCCCTTATCAAAAAATTTGAAGGTTGCGAATTAGAAGCTTACCAATGTTCAGCAGGAGTTTGGACTATTGGTTATGGACATACAAAAGATGTTCAAAAAGGCGATGTTTGGAGCCAAAGTCATGCAGAGCATATGCTCGAAGTAGAACTACATGAGTATGAAAGTTATATTAACGAGTATGTAACAGTTGCTCTATCCCAAAACCAGTTTGATGCCCTAGTATCATGGGTATACAATCTCGGCCCAGCAAACCTAAAGTCATCTACAATGCTAAAAGTTTTAAATTCAGGCGAGTACGAAGATGTGCCAGCACAGATAAAAAGATGGAACAAAGCAGGTGGTAAAGTCTTAGAAGGACTTATTCGTAGACGAGAAGCAGAGGCTTGTCTTTTTCAAGGCAAGGAATGGTTTGAAATTTAAAATATCTTCAGAACTACTTAAGGCAGCAGGAGAGCATGCAGCCCAGAGAGGTATCACTCTCGAAGAATATATACAAGAATTTTTAGGAATACTACAAAATGAACAAGCTAAAGGAAATGTGGACTTGGATAGTAAATCTATTCAAGACGCGCTACAAACTTACAGTAAGTTATAATTCTACTTACGGCGATGCTGACGACCAAACTTTCATAGTAAAAAAGTTTTACTATAAGCAAGATAAGTATATATCCTTCAAAACAACTAATGACGAAGTAGTAGAAATACGAGGTGCTGAAGGACTAAACTACAGAATAGAGGAAATATAATGCAACAATTTTTTATAGCAATAATATTAGTTTTAGGATTAGGTTGTTGGTGGCTATACAGCGAGAACGAAACACTAAAAGCAAATAATATAAAACTAGAGTATGCAGTTGAAGAACAAAAAGAAACAATTAACACAATAAAAGAGCAGTATGAAAAACAAGGTGCTGCGCTAATGAATATGACAAGAGAAAATGCCTTGATAGAAAAAGAGAAAGCAGAATACTTAGAAATATTCTCTAGACATAACCTAGATGTTCTTGCGCTGAAAAAGCCGGGAATGATAGAACTAAGAATGAATAACGCAAGTGAAAAAGTAATGGAGGGAATAGAAGATGATACTGAAAAATTATTCAATATTGACAATCCTAGCACTGACTAGTGGTTGCTCTTTACTTCCTACAAAACAAGTAGAAATTGTAAGTAAACCAGTAAAAGTAGAAATACTCCAACCAACCCTCCCACGACCAGTCGAGCTGACTGCACCGAAGTGGTATGTCGTAAGCGAAACTCGTATTACAAATCCCTGTGTAAAAGTAGATGGCAAAAGACCTAAGTCTTGTTTACCAGAAGAAAGAGAAAATCCAGATTGGCCTGAGGGCTATACCTACTATGATAGATTTATAGATGATATTAAATCACAAAATAATGGCGATATTCTATTTGTAGCAACAACAATAGGAGATTATAAAGTAATGGCAGAAGATATGCAAGAGTTAAAAAGATATATAAATCAGTTAGGAGAGGTAGTTATTTACTACAGAGAGGTAACAAGTAGTGATGAAGTGGATAAAGAATCTAATTAATCTATGGGGATTTCATAGAGATAGTAGATGGTTTGAGAAAAACCCTGCTGCACAGGTAAGATTTGAAGATAATGAGGACTGGTTAGAGGAACTAGAAGAAAGAATAATAGAATTAGAGAAGATAGCACACCCTAAGTGTGGAATTGAAGGGTTTGATGGATATCAACCCTTAGTAGATAGACTAGAGAAGTTAGAAGAAAAGGTATTACCGAGGTTTAAGAAAGTAGATGATTGATAGTATAAAATTGATAGAAGTTTTAAAACAAGGTATTGTAGAGATTACCTTTAGAAGTTTAAAAAGTAATAAAACTCATTGTAGAGAATATACAACACATGAGAGTTTTATGCCAAGTTTAAAGAATCAATCTGCATCAGATAAAATTCTTTGTTATGATGTAGAGTTTGAGAAAGTGGAGGACATAGATGTATCTACTATAGAGAAGTATGTACCTCTGCAAAGGCTGTCGTAAGACAGAATAGGATAGAAGAATGTTAGAATTTTTCGAAATAATAATTAGATGGGTGCAAGTCGTGCCTTGGTTAGTAATGGGAGCATCGTTAGTTGCTGCTCTTACTCCCACACCGATTGATGATGGTTGGGTAAAAAAAGTCTATAAAGTATTAGACTGGGTTGCCTTAAATGTGGGTAAAGCAAAGGATAAATAATGGCAGACGAAGCACGAGACAGCAGTAGAAATGAAGTAGAAATTGATTTAGATAAGTATATGGCACTTATTGAAAAACTTGATAAGTCTGAAGATACAATTAAAGAGATGAAACTTGAAGCAGAGGCTGCTAGAAAAAGACTAGCTCCACCCAAAAGAAAATTTATGGATTTGTTTTTAGATGACAATGATGTAAATGAAAAAGCTATAATAGGATTTATTTCCTTTTTTATGCTAATAGTATTCGCAGGCTGTGATTTAATTACAGCATTTTGGGGTCAGGATTTACTAATAAGTGACACAATTTTTACGTCTTTAGTAGTAATAACTCTAGGAGCATTTGGAATTTCAGAGGCTGGAAGAGCCTTTGGTAAATAAAAAAATAGTACTTGACATTTGGTTAAATTTTTAATATAATATACTTTATGAATTTATTTTATTTAGACGAAGATTTAGACAAGTGTGCTCAATACCATGTAGACAAGCATATAGTTAAAATGCCTCTTGAGGCGGCTCAGCTATTATGCACTGCTATATGGGTTGATGAGGTATTAGGATTTACCCCTCGTGCGTTAAACGCAGAAGAAAGGGAAGCCCTTAATTCTAGAAAGTCAGAAATCAAACATCTTCCCCTAGAAGAAAGACCACTGACACCATATCTACCCATGATGTATAATCATCCTTGCACGATATGGACAAGGTCTTCGCTAGATAACTTTGAGTGGGTTCATTGCTACGCAAATGCGTTAAATGATGAATACCATTACCGATATGGCAAACTTCACAAAAGTGTAGAAGAAGTAATAAATAAGCTACCAGACCCGAAGAATATGCCTCGCAAAGGACTCACTCCATTTCTTATGGCTATGCCTGATGAACTCAAAGATGAAACTGATGTTATTGGGTCATATCGCCTATATTACCATACAGACAAAGCAACATTTGCTAAGTGGTCGCATCGTGAACAACCTGATTGGTGGGACGAAGGACTAGCTTGGTATGATAAAAGGATAACCTCCAAGTAATGGAAATACTAGTAGGAATATTAGTTGTTTCTGTTGCAGGATTTTTTGCATATATGTCTACACATATGGTAGAAGAAAAGAAACAAGGAAAAAGAATTCCCTTACCGTGGGAAAAAGAATGAAACAAATTTGGAATGATTATATGGAAAACACAGTAATAATTTATAGTACGCCAAACTGTCATTATTGCACAATGGCGAAGAATCTTGCAGAGCAAAGAGGTTGTTCTGTTGAGTATAAAGTCTTTGGAAAGGACTTTGAAAAAGAAGATATGTTTGAAACCTTTCCTGGGGCAAGAACATTTCCACAAATAATATTTAATGGACAAAAGATTGGTGGGTATACCAGTCTAGTGGAGATGTTAACTAATGAAGTTTAAAGAAGAAGAAGTACTAAACTGGGTAAGAAATCATATAATAGATACATACGGTAGACATTATTCCCAAGATAAGATACAATCTACTGAATTTATATTTGATGCAGGTCATGGGGAAGGTTTCTCCATTGGTAATATAATCAAATATGCTCAGAGATATGGTAAAAAGAATGGACACAATCCAGACGACTTATTAAAAATTATTCACTATGCAATTATATTATTAGGGAGTGAACACATTGATAAGAAGTAAATCAGGAGAAAAGTTATCATATGATAACATAGAAAGAGTTATCTCACAACTCGAACAGGATAATCCTATAACAAAGAAAGAAGCCTGTGAGATGCTGAATATTAGGTATAACACGACCAGACTTCAGAGAATCATAGACGAACACCTTGATACTAGAGCTTTTAAAGAAAGAAGAAAGTCTCAAAATAAAGGTAAGATGGCTACTAACGATGAGATAAGTTCAGTAGTAAAAATGTATTTAGATGGTATGAATATTTCTACCATCGCTGATAGCTTATATCGTTCACCTGCTTTTGTGAAAAACATAGTAGAAAGAACAGGAATACCACAAAAACTAGCAGATTCTGACTATGAAGGCATGAAAAATTATTTATTGCCTGAGCAGTGCGTATCTCTAGAATTTGATTACAATGAAAAAGTATGGTATCCTCGACAAAATAAGTTTGCGATTATTAAAGATGAAATAACGCAAAAGTATCAGTCAGAAAGGAAAGGATATGCTTGTTATGGTAACATAGCACAGTGTGTAAACTATGAAGATAGATGGGGAGCTAAATGCTATAAAGTATTTATACTAGAGCCTTGCGATACTTCTAACACTTTATTTCCTTGGCTTGATGGCGAAAAGACAGGCTATTGGGGTACAGCGTTAGCCTATGAATTAGGAAGTCTCAAACATTAAGAGAAATATTTATAAGGATTAACCAATGTGGGAAATTATATTGGCAGTATATCTGTCAGGTTTATTGATGGCTTTATTTAAACTATGGCTACCAATATACCAAAAAGCAAAAAGTGTAGCACCTAAATCATTAGTAGCTAGATACCCTCTTACAGTATTTATTACTGTATTATTTATGTTCGCGGTAAGCTGGCCTATGGTAATTTGGGCTAGTCTGAATGACGAATATTCAGAAAATTTTATAAACGCATTTTTAGATGGAGCAATTACAAAAAATGAAAGACAATAAATATTCAACATACGTAGATGGCGAACTCAGAGCAGATGTAATTAAATTAGATGGGCATTGGGGTTGCAGACTATATAGAGAAAACAAAGTAGTAAAAACTGAATTTTACAAAGGACATAGTGAATCATACGCAGAATCTGCGGCTGAAAATTATGTTATGGGAATTAAAAAGATATGAATTATTTATTAGAAGCGCTTAGTAAAAAACTAGAGGGCGATATTGCGGTAGCCTATGCAAATATAAAAGCATATGAAAGAAATGTGGTTGGTATAGGAGAACACCCTGAAATTATTCAGGCAATCGAAATGGAAGTAGAAAAATTAGCAACTGCCGAAGATAAGCTAAACGCAATAAAAAGACATTTTTCATAGAAACCAAAAAATAGTTCTTGACAAATGATTAAAAATTTCATATAATATATAATATATGAGTGATAGATTTTACACACAGATGAGACAAGCGACAGGGTGGTGTCCCGGCTTGCCAGAATCTTACAAAAATAAAAGGAGAAAAAGTATGTCTTGGACAGACGAGAAGAAACAAGAAGCAGTAGATTTATATACTGCAGAAGAGCCTACTCCAGAAAATAGTATGGAGATAGTAAAAGATATCGCTGAGCAGTTAGAGGAATCTCCTAACGGTGTTAGAATGATACTTACAAAGGCAGGTGTATATGTCAGAAAGACACCAGCAAAGAGTAGTTCTAATGGCTCAAGCGGTGGTGGTAGAGTAAGTGTTGCAGGCGCACAAGCAGACCTAACAAGTGCTTTGACAGATGCAGGTCAAGAAGTTGACGCTGCGATTATATCAAAGTTAACAGGTAAAGCAGCAGTATACTTTACAGGTATAGTAAATAACTTAAACAATTAATTTAGTTTAGTTTTTC